CGGCAACCATAAACTCATCACCTTCAACGCCACGCACCATTTCATCATCAGACAGAACACGTTGCCTTTCAGGATCATCGGGAAAATTCATCCGCACATCATTAACAGCAGCCTGCAAACAAGTCTTGTTCAATGTAACAGATGGCTCCGCACACTTCTCCAATCCTTTCATCATGGGATCAATCCTTTCACCATCAACCATCACAGGTCCTAAAACACAAGGAATGGAAACATGTTCAGTCACTTTATCATGGATAAGAGAGGGACGTAATTGCGTCTTGGAAGGTCCAACAACACGGTACAACGATTTACCAGCGACAGAAAAATTTCCCTTAGGAGCCTTCAGTACTGGAACCAATTGTCCTTCCTTCTCCTCATACGCATGATGTGCAACCCATTCATCAATGTTCAGCTCCACTTGATAAACCTCAGGAATGAAAGACAAAGCACGAGTCAAGTCATCAGCAACAATTGGAGAAGCCATACCCAAACCAGTTGTTCCAGCTATGTGCAAACCCAAAATCTTACGAGCATATTGATTGCCAATGATTATCAAAGGAGATCCACAATCACCTTTCGTCGTTTCCATACTATACTGATAGTGACGGCGAATGGTGTACGTGACATCTCCCTTATAATTGACAGGGCCATCCATAGCTTCAATTTGTCCATAGCGTAACAAACAAGTGGTTGAAGAAGGTGACAACATGCATCCCTTAGCATACTTGAACTTTGACATTTCAACAGACGTAGCAAAATTGCTCATAATATTTGCATGTTGACGAACAACGAGAGGACATTGAACCAACATCTGATCCTTAAGCTCACCATCGCTTCCACGCACATCAAACAACTTCAAATCGGAAGTGTTGAGTTTATAACCAGACGGGTTTTCAGCATTGGACAAAATAACATGAGTCGACTGTTCCAACAAAAAACGAATATGGCGCACTGTCAAGAAAACTTGTCCCTTAATAAACATTCCTCGAACACTACCCAAACTCACACTCTCCTTAAACATGTGGAAAATGTACATATTAGACACGAGTTTTTGAGACAAATTGAAGGCATTGGCATCTTCCTGCAATTCAGTGGAAAAAGCCTCGACTTTCAGAGCTTGCTTAGCTGTCTTGATGTCTCCACTAGCAGCCAACTCAACTCGTCGAGTCGCTTTCTGAGTCTTAGTATCTCCACTAGCAGCTAATTCCACACGACGAGCGGCCTTCTGAGTTTTGATATCCCCACTAGCAGACAATTCGACTCTCCGAACGTCAGCCTTGGTTTTGGGGTCTCCACTCGTAGCCAGCTCTCCCACAACTTCAGTCGTCTTAGGCCAACAGAAATACATCACAAGAGGCAAAGCAGCTAACAAAGCAGCAATTAAGGGATATTTCTGAACGGTCAAAACAGCTTGATCGAGATATTCACTCAACAAACATTTGATCTTCTTGGCTTGCACCAAAAATTTAGTGATAAAAGCAGGCCGATTAATGCCACAAACTTTCTTTGATCTACGCAACAATTCCACCATCGTTCCATTATATTCTGGTTCCTCAGCAATTGCCTTGACGGATTCCAAAAAGGTGAAGTCAAGGGGATTTGCGACATAGTGCTTATACATTTCATCAAAGGAGGATCCAGTTTCAAATAACAATCTCATCTCCGAATTCTTCATATGAATACGAATAGCTCCATCCGCAAAGATCTCCTCAAATTCACTTCGAGAATATCCACCTTGTGCAACAAAGTCTGAACGAGCCATATCATTCAAAACATTCATCACACGATGAGCTCGTTGAAACTTATTGCGATACAAGCTGGAACAATGTTGAACCAATTGTTGATAATTAAGAGGC